CCAACACATAGTTTTGATTGCTTGCTTTAATACAACTAGGAATAACACGTTCCAACATAAGCCCGTGTCTAGGATGGCCATCCTCTAGATTTGATGTAACTTGAATAATTCCTAAATCCATATTTCTTGCTTTCTATTGTAAAGACATTTGAGAGGCTATAGATAGTGCTTCATCAATTACTTGTTCTGTAGAAACAACAGGAGGAATACAAGCTTCCACAAACTTGTTATACATCACCGGAGCCGCAAACTCTTTAGTTATATATTTCTGAAGCTTCTTTGCTTTCGACTTTGGTTCACCATAACTTTTACGAACAGAACGCAAAACTTTTTTATAATCCCATTCTTTTGCAAAGGACCATTGTGAATCCGATTGAATCACTCCTTCCCATTTTGCTTCTGGTTGGATCATTTTGATATCATAAGAAACAGGTGAAAACATCGCTGTCTTTTTTGTTTTTCCTTTCTTATCTCTGACATCCATATAAAGATAGTCGCATTGACCGCCCCACCCAACTGCAACAATCGGTAATCCATTATATGCAGCTTCAAATAGTGGTAGTCCAAAACCTTCACCGTGACCAATGTTAATTAATGCCTTAATTTTTTCATGCTGATAAACACTATTCATTTCTTCTTCGGCTAAATCTCCATGCAAAAGATAAACACTACATTTGCGACCTTCATATTCAGCCAACAAATCCTTAAGACGAATTTCAGTTATTTGCCTATCTCTTTTGGAGTTTTTTGCCAACGAAGTTTTCACAACAAGGCCTACCTCTTGATCATAGAATTCTTCAACAAACCACTTGATGGTATTTTCTAAATTCTTCCTAGGTATCCAGGTGCCAACTGTAAGGAAATTAAAATCATCCTTAAGTTCTAGCTTGATGGGTCTTGTCTGAATATCTTTTACAGGATAACCAACCACATCAACTGGCGTATTTACTTTTGCTACAAATTCTTGACCTGTAGTTGGATCTTGTGTTTTGATTTCCGTATTATCAAAGCCAAATTTTGAATGTTCTGAAACTACAATGATTTTATCCATTAGGAAGGACTTTTCTATCCATTGAGGAGCAATTTTAGTAGTCTCAATTCCAGCCGTAACGCCGATATTATAAGGGGCTAATTTTTCCCATTCGTTAGGAATTGTTACCTGAAGTGATATATCAAATGTGCCACCACTTTGAGTATATTGAATTGTTTTTTGGAGGAGAAAATCAATCCATTGTCTTTCCTCATTATCTTCCCACAGCCATCCAGTGGCACCCCAATTGGTACTTAGGAGATATATATCAAATAGTTCTGGTTTTGATCGGAGTGAGCGTAAAACAAATCGTGTATGTTCTCCATATCCGCTTTGACTTAGTGCTGGTCCTCTTACTAAAATTGTTTTCATACTGCTATTAGCTCCCATGCTTTATAATTTTTTCGTGTTTCCCAAGAACCGTGCTTTTCGTGAGTATCAAGTATAATCTTTTCCCACTGAGAAGAAAAATTATCAAAATTATAATTCTTCAGAACATGTTGTCTTGCACACTCGCCCATCTCTTTGCGTTTGCTAGTTCCAAACTCATACATCATCATTAGTCCATCAACAACTCTTTCTTCTGAAACTCTATCTTCATAAATAAAGGGAACTTCCTGCGAACCAATAATTGCTTTAGACGTTGGCTCAAGTCCAATACCATGCTTATATTCAGTTACACCCTTGTTCCTTTTGTTTCGCGATAGCATCTTTTTCTGTGTTATATCTTTTATTGAAGTAACTTGCTCTTGAAGTCCACCAGTCATTGTTGTCATGATGGGTGTACCACAAGCCATTGATTCAAACGTAGCCAATCCGAAGCCTTCGGCATCCGAAATGTTTATCGTGCAATCCGCCGCATTATATATATTTACCAAAGCTTCAGGAGGAATTTTCTCACCTGATATCAAGACCTCTCTATTCTGTAAGTCTAAATCATTGATAATGGCATATAAATCTTGTCCGTTTGGATCATTAGCGGCAGTATGCATAAGTAATGTAGCATTTGCTTCAGGATGCTTTTTTATTAGCTTCTTGCGGAAAGCATCAAACCAATAAATCAATGAACCACTTTGTTTGCGACGAGCATTTCTATTATTCCAAAATACTAACATATGATTTTCATCTTCGATCCCAAAATGTTGTTTTCTGAATTGCTTGATATTGGTTTCGCTGAGTGGCTTAAATAGTTCTCCTGGTGTTGCATGAGGAAGATAGTGTTCTTCTACGTTTGGAGCAACTGTCTTTACAATATCTGAAGTTAGTTTAGAAATTGTAGCAACTACATCAGTTGATTCATACCAGATTTTATTAAAAGTCGGATAAGGATAATTGTCCCACACATGATAGTAAACCATAGGAACTAAAGACCTTATTTCGTTTTCTATTTCCCATAGCCATCCATAAAAACGTGGATCAGTCATGAACCACAGAATATCGGGCTTAGTAGAACGAAGAATTGAACGAATTGTTTCAGCGTTTCCATAACCATCGATGGGGTAGATAATCCAATCATCACCGAATTCTTCAGTCTTCTGAGGTTCATAATTTTTGTGCTTCATGGCACCACCAAGACTAATAAATTCGAATTTTCCTGTCTTGAGGAGTTCAACAATAAAATATTTTGTTTGGGTTCCTACACCAGAGGGTGAAAGTGGGTGGTCGGATATAGTTATAATTTTAATCTTTTTTTCGGGTTTCGGTTCTGCCATTAGTCTCCTTAAGGGCACCACTCCGTTCTGTGAAATTCACACTTCGCACAACTAAGACGATTTTTGGGGTGGTTCTTATTATGGATATTATACACGGCTTTATTTAAAACATTAAGCGAATTGTTTATTTTTTTTTGTCCGCTGGAAACTCTAAAGATTTCAATCCTGTTTTTCTTGGCTGTTCGCTTCAATAATCCAAAGTATGTTTCTACCATAGTCGGATCAATATTATGCTTCTTACAAAAGAAGTGCTTATAATAAGTGAGTTGGTATGTAACCATTTTATCAGTCTTTCGTCTTATATCCCAACCCCAAGAACACGACTTCCAATCTATGATGTGATATTTTCCGTCTGGTGTCTTTATCACAAGATCTAAAAATCCTTTATAGTCATAATTTCCTGGGCTATCTATAATCGGTTCAAAGATTTGTTCTTCTGCTGATATGACTGTATATTGTGGAAATTTGAGTCTCAGTGCTTTTAGAACTAGCGCAGCAAGTTCAACACCATGCACTTTCATATCACCAATCATTTTTTGTTCTTTGACTGTTATTTCTTCTAATTTTCCTAGTTCTTCATCGAATGAATTACTGAAAATCTTTTCATAATCTTTGGTATTGTCTAAAACTAGCTTTTCACAGGCTTCATGAAGCGCAGAACCAAAAGCAGTATAAACATTTCCTGTGAATCCCTTTAACTTGTCTATATAAGTTAATTTATGATAAAAGGGGCAAAAGTCCCAGTTTTTGAGTGCGCTAAAAGATACATGAGGCATATTAACTCCTTGTGGCATAAGCCAACGTTATAATAATAGTTTATCATGTAAAAGAGAAGAAGTCAAAGAGTATTTAACTAATTTCATTATATATTTTATTAATCTTGGCGTAAAGCACAGGATTTACATTCTTTAATAAATCAGGATCTCCAAATAAGTATTCTTCAACACCGTTTGCAAAATATTCACGAATTGATGTAACAGAATAAGGAGAAATAAATAAATTTGGAATTATTAATGAAAGACGATCATAACCTATCTCATTGTATAATAAATCATCTAATTCACTAACAAGATCAGAATCAAAAAAGATATTTCTAGAAAAATAAAATCCCTCATGATTTAATAAAGAAATTAGCTTATCTTTTTTAGCCTTAAATTCATTTTGTACCAACTTATCACCATAAATTTCATAGCCCATCTTTTCTTCTAAGGCGTGTGCTAATTCATGACAGATATTTCTAGAAATCAATTCTTCCGAAGCATAATCTATATTTTTAAAAGAAGATAAATAAATAACACCATCTTTAAACATGGCTTCAATATTTCTTTCTTCTAGTTCTTTGAAATCACCTATATAGATTCCATCTATAAGATTTAAGATTTGTGAAGGAATGTTTTTCTCTAAATTCTTAATAATGTTATTAAAGTCAATATCACTTGGAAGTTTGTTAACAATAACGACAGGTACAAGGCCTTTTAAAAGAGAAAATTCATTTCTGTTTTTTAATGCGTGAGATGAACTGCTTTTTATGTAATCTTTCATATATTTAAATAATGTACTTTAATTAATATCATACTTTGCAAAGTCTGTCAAGTTAAAAGTTAAAGATTTTTTGCACATAAGGTTGCAACCTTACTTCTTTCACCTTTAATAAATGTGATATGTCCTGTGATATCAAAATATTTTAATTTTTCAATCACATAAGTTAAGCCATTTGTAGTCTCATCAATGTTCACATTATCTATTTGCTCAATGTCACCAGTCAAAACAATTTTAGTCCCTTCACCTACTCTAGTAAGTATAGTCTTTATTTCATGCCTTGTCAAGTTCTGGCACTCATCAATAATAATATAAGCATTTTGAATGGATCGACCACGGATATAAGTTAGAGCCTCAACTTCGATTATTCTTTTATCCATATATGACTCTAACATTAAATTATCATCACCAAACAAGAATCTTAAATTATCTTGAATTGGTGCGAGCCATGGAACCATTTTATCTTCTAAGGTTCCAGGTAAATAACCAATGTCTTTTCCCATGGGTTGTACTGGTCTAGAAACAATTAATCTATTGTATACAGAGGATTCTCCCATTATTTGTTGCAATCCCGCTGCAATAGCACATAAAGTTTTTCCGCTTCCTGCTTTACCAATGAGAGAAACCACAGGCACCTTTGGATCTAAAAGTAAATCCAACGCACAATTCTGTTCTTTATTTTTCGGTGCTATACCCCAGCCATCGGATTCTTGATGTTGAGGAATTTTTTTGAATTCTGTATTCTCATCGATGAATCGAGTAATTGCTGTTTTCTTTTCATTTGAGGAAGACACAAGCATTACATATTGATTAGGGTATAATTCAGCCTTATCATCTATCGCATTATAAAGATAAACACTTTCGCCTGTATAGAAGCGGTCAATTATTTGATCATCCACAAGCAATTTTGTAAAACCACCATACAATTCGGAACTTTTCTTTATAACATTTTCGCTATTATAATTTTCCGCACTTACACCAATGGCATCACATTTAATTCTCAGATTAATATCATTAGAAACCAATACCACTTTTCGGTTTTCAAATTCGTGTTTAAGCGTAAGGGCTGTGGCAATAATTTGATGATCGGCTATTTCTGGATTATATCCAGAAGGGAGAGTGGTTAGATCCGGGGTCTTAGTAAAAACTAATCCGCACCCTTTTCTAATTCTGATTCCTTTCTGAAAATTACCTCTATTTCGTAATTCATCTAAAGTTCTAATTATACCTCTAGCATTTGCGCCAACCCCATTGGGTCTTTTTTTGTTATTATCTAACTCTTCTAATACCACCAATGGAACGTATATATCATTGTTTCCAAAAGAAAAGATTGAATTATAATCTGTGAGGTAAACGCTCGTATCAAGAACATAAATCTTTTTTGCCATATTTTACTTCCGTTATTTGTTTTTGGAACTTATAGGTCAGCCCCTAATGATAAATAGCAAAGCCGTTTGAGATTTTACTTTATAGTTACTTTGTATAGGAAAAAAAAATAATCTTGAAAAGTGCGGTCGCAAAATTAGTTCTATTATCTATGGTGTTCATTACTTTTATGGGGTGTTCATCATGTGCAACAAGCATCACACTATTTGGACCAGGAGATTTATTCAGAGACAAAAGACGATCATTTATTAAGATTGATATATATAAAAACATCTACCTAACAAAAACCTCCTCTGCGATAAACGAAGAAAATTTAGAAGAATATGAAATTGATTTGCGTTCATCAGCTTCCGGTTTTATTGTTGGACATGATAGAGAGATTACACTCGTAGGAACTTCAGCACATGTCTGTAGTATTCTATACGACAATCAAATAAATTATTTTGTGCAGGGATATTCACCTAGAGATCCGGCGTGGAAAATGACCGAAAGAGCTTCATATATTTTAAACGATTATAAAGGTGAAACATATGCGGCAATTCCAATTGCTTTTGATTTTGAAGCCGACATTTGTATATTGGGGTCAGCCAAGATTTCGCGTCCAGCATTGAAAATTTCCAATTCTAAGCCAATAATTGGAGAGAAGTATTATAATATAGCCGCCCCTATGGGATTATGGTCTTCTAAAATGATCCCGCTATTTGAAGGATTTTATTTGGGTAGAAAGAAGGTTCGTAGCAACCTGAAAACTTCTTATGTCTTTTCTATTCCTGCTAAGGGTGGATCTTCGGGCTCTCCAATACTGAATAGTTATGGTGAAGTTGTTGGAGCATTACACTCTGCTTATAGAGGGTTTGAAAATTTGTGTATGGCTACCACAAATAAAGAAATTTACATGATTTATCGCAAGTCTATGAGAAAACTACTAAAAGATTATGAAAAGTACAAACTTATCATCGACATTGTAAATATTTAATATACTACGTGAATATCGACTTCGTGACTGGATGTACCCTCTAAATCAACTGCTCTAGATTTGCCACCAATATCTTTTATGATTATCACACCCTCATCGTTATGTGGGTCAACTTGATAATGAGTTATCTCGGCGGGCCCTTCGCAAAAAGTTTCCTTTGTATTTCGATGTGTATAGAGTAAAAAAACCTTATCTCCGATGTTCATAATAATACCTTACCATAAATAGGATCGAAGATCAAGAAAAAGAAAAAAAATAATGGAGGTGGCGGGAATCGAACCCGCGTCCACAATGCTTAAATAAATTTGCGATATACAAGGTTATATCTTAATCTTTCTTCTGAACAAATGCGTAAAGCTTTTCGGCTTCAGCAATTATTTCTTCAGTTGTATAAGACGGAACAGCATTCCGCGCTCCATCGGGCTTGATCATTTCATTCTCAAAGTCGCGATTGCACTTATCACCTAGAATACCTTGCGCCATTCCAAGCAATCCTTCTCGAATTTCATAACCATTTTTATTTTTATTTTCTGACATAATAAATGTCCTCCTGTGTGTGTGTTAATTTAAACACGGTTTTGGGTAACAAGGAAACCGTAAACCCCGCTTTGATTGCTTACGCAGCCAAAGTTAATGCAACATTATCGTTAGCAATTATTTGTTTTAAGCCTTTTAGTGTTTGCTTATACACCCTTGCACAAATCTATCTCGACACCCTGTCGAATCCAGTTCACCCCCGTAGTAATAAGTATTATAGCAGATTAAATTTTTTTTTG